TATTTTTCCTTAATAATGATGAGTTTCTTTTCATATAGTTCACTTGATTCAAAATCTACGTTTTCAGCAAGTTCTTTAAATTTTTCTACTTCCGTAACCGCAAGGTCAGAAGACAAACTTAAAAGAATCTTATCTTTCACCGATTCATTAACTGATGCATATAAAGCCATTTTTTCTTTTTCAGCTTCATTCAACTTATCAGTTAAGTCTTCAATTTCGTCAAACTGTGATTCAACGATTGAAAGTTTTTCTTCTGGGATATCAATATAATTCTCTACGAATAAATCTTTTAAACCAGATAATATTTGTTCAGAAATCTCTGAACGAATACCGTGTTCTAAAGCAACTTCATTGTCTTTAGACCATTCTTCTACAACATAAGATAGATACTCATCTACTTTAGTTCCTAAAGCTTCTTCAATTGCTTGAACTTCTTCAGTTAACTTAGTTTGATAACTCTCTTCTAATTTTACTTTTTCTGATGCTAACTTAGCACCAATTGCTGCTTCAAAAATTGTAGTAGCTTTGAGTTTGAAGTCGTCAGAAAAGTCTTCCCCTTCAAGAAGAGCATCTACGTCAGCTGACATATCTACCTTATCCTCTTTTACGGATTTCTTTTTCTCTTTTACTTCTTCTTCCTCTTCTTCCTCGTCATCTCCATCTTCAGTAACTTCCTCTTCCTCATCTTCCTCTTCTTCGGAATCGTCAGCTTTGATGTCAATTTCGTCCTCAGCTTCTTTAACCTTTTTCTTCTCAGAAACAAGTTCTTCTACAACTTCTTCAGTAGCCTCAATGATTTCTTCAGTTATCTCTAACTCAAGAGTATCCTCTTTGACTTGATCCATTGTTTTCTCCTAATAAAAACTTTTTTAATATAATTGGGTTATTCAAGTAATATTTATAATAAATTACTTTGTTATAGTTTATTTATAAAATCTTGAAATAACTCAATCTTCTTCTCCTCTAACTTTCTAGAAGGAGTTTTCCTAATAGAATCACGAATACTCTGATACCCTAGAACATCATCGTACACCCATTCTGCATTTTCCATTATACCTTCAACAAATGCAGAAGGCGCCGATGGGTCGGCTACAATATCGACAGTACATAACTTGAAATCTGAACCAACAACAGAGGCATTACCTTTCTTGGTCAATGAACCAAGTCCTCTTGATGATACTCCAAGTTTTACCCCACCATCAAGTAATCCTTTTACGATATTACCCATTGGTGTATCTAAAATCTTTGCTTTTCCTATATAATCATTACCAGACTCTTTTAGTGAAGTGATTAAATGACTTGCACGTTCTGGATTGATTGTAGGGTTTGGTGGATGATTTAACTCACCAATCGCTCGTTTATTCTTTATCTCCTCATTGACAAAACGGCCGACTTCTTTAGCCATAATTTCTTTGGGATAAACTCTACCATTACGATTTTTCACAGTTGACTGCATAAATATGCCTTCAATATAAAGGTTCTTATTCTTACCCTCCGTGATAACACGAATTTCCTCGTCCAGTAGTTCTGTTATTAACTTCATTAACCTTCCTCTTTACCTGAATCGTCTTTATTATACATATCCGATCCAACAGATTGTCTAAGTTGATCTATCCTATCCAATACTTTAACAGACATCGTAGCCTTAAAAGTTTCCTTAGCACCAATCAAATCGTCATTCTTTATTTTATTTATTAAATCCATCCTAATATTCCTCTTCATCTGGTTTGTATTGCGATACTGAGGCCTCTTTCTTTATATCTGCATCAATATCTTGCATCTCTTGATCTGTGTGTCGTAGAACGTGCCTTCTAACATAATCGTGACTGTAATACTTACCAACATAGTCAGTTAAATCTGAGAGTGTAGATAATCTCTCTCTGAGAACTTCTACCTCTTTCAGCTCTGCGTAATAATTATCTTCCACAAAGACATAAGTGATAACCTCTCTTAACTTATCCCATTCAGCTTCAGTAATAACACCTTTCAATAATAACTGAGTTTTTAACAAATCATCAAACATATCGGAGAACTTTCTTCTCAACTTTGATATATGTTTGCTAAATCTAACCTCATCTCTAGTGATCTCACCAGAAGAACCAAACGAAAATGATGATTCTGGATCTAACCTTGATATAGGAACATTCAATGACTTATATAGCTTCTTCTGAAAATATATAATATCATCTATATCTGCTAGGTTAGTACCCGCTGGAAGTGTAGTTATTTCCGTTCCTTTCTGGCCCTCTCTTCTTGGTAACCAAAAATCTTCCATCATGCTCATCTTATCAGATGCATTGGTCAATTCGCCAGAGGTTGAATCGTATACCATTTTGTTTCTATAACGATCCATAATATCTTTCAAATGCTGTTCTGCCTTAGCCTTCGGCATATTACCAACATCGATATAAAATATTCTACGTTCTGGTGCCCGTGTCAAACGATATATAACCTGTGCGTTCTCAGTCATTCTTAACTGATTTGCTGGTCGTACTGCTTTGTGAAGTGCAGATAATACCAATCCATCAGTACGATTAATGATACCTGATGGAACATAACAGATAGAATCCAAAGAAACTTTTATTTCTGAATAACCCAAGTCATTCATAGGGGTATAGACAAAATACTCCTCAATACCCTTTACTAGATCCACACCAGTTTTTGGATCTCTTTCCTTGATTATCTCTCTTATCTTCTTAATTTCTGTCGGATTAATAGGTCTTAATTCGAGCAAACCTTTCTTTGGTGAAGATGGGTTTATTAACTTGTGATAATATAAACGACCATCAATATACCAGTTTCTAAATATATCATGACCCTGTGCATTAAAATTGAGTAGCTTTAATACCGTATCAAACTCATCCTGAACGAATTCTTTAATCTCATCCGAATAGTCCGAATCTGATATATCAATACTAACCGATTGTCCTGTTATGTCATCTGATATAATAGCTTCATTAACTATGTCTTCGATAGCATGATCAACTTCTGGTAACTGTGACAGCCCACGATATTGTATGATTAAACCATTTTCAGTTGCAGCTGTATCAGGGCCCTCATTGACAACAGAACCAAAAAATCCTGATACGCCAATATCATTAGCACCATCATCTGAAATTGGTACTACAAAACTGTCATTTTCTTTCGTTTTCTTCTTTCTAAAAGAAAAACCGAATATACCTTTATTATTCTCTGCCATATTACTATTTATAAGATAAAATATTATGTTCTACTACTAGGTTTCCAGTAGTCGCCGCCTTCCCAAACACCACCACCGCCAGATATACCATCTGCGTATATGAATGGTATTATATCATCGTCAATCTCTTCAATATCATCAGTATACAATTCTCTAAACTTGTCATTGCCTATATACTCAAAGTTTTCTTTACTTGAATACCAAGCTAACATGACTAATGTCATAACAATATCATCAAAAGAACCACGTTCTGCTTGATATGATTTGCCGTGGAGTACAAAGTTAGACAGCTCGTATAGTGTAGATTGATCGTGTATTATAAGTTTGTAGCTCTCAATTAAATCTTTTAATATTGAGCAACCAATCCTCTTAGTCAATGATGTTGTTCTAACACCGAGAGCATATTTCTCTGTGCCAGTCTTCTCATTAATTAAGTTTTCATATTCATATTCATAATTCTGCGCATTTAAAACCGATGAACCAACATCATTTGATTCCACCAGTATATATGCTGTATTATACTGTATTCCTAAGTTATTTATCAGTTTAGAATACACCAATGGAGTAATCTTATTTGAACGAAAAAGTGCAACTTGTCTTATCGGGTAATCTGTAACATTGAATACTGATGCAACCGAGTAATCAAGTCCTTTGCCGTGTGAAGTATCTACTGTAATTATATATTTATGTTCTGGAATGGGTAATTCATAATAACTTACATCGTGAATTATCTTTATAGGTTCATCTGCTACAATGTTTTTCAATACTGCTGCAGAGATTAATGAGTTTGTTGAACCCATTGCAATGTTTTCATGCTCTTGCATGAAGTCTTCTATAGAAGTATTTGCAATAGTTTGTTCACGCCAATTCTCATCACGCCCAGGCACATCATACCAAAGAACCTCGAATGGCACAAATTCATTCTGTCCACGTTCAGCCTTGATACGGATTGTGTTAAAATGGTTTAACTTGTTTATAGTCGATACCAATATAACCTTTGTTTCTTTACCAGAAGCAATGGTTGGATAGGTTGACTTGTAGAACTCATCCCAATTATCAACAAACGCAGCCTCATCAATAATCAAACAAGATACCGATTGTCCACGAATTGAAGATGATGTTGTCGCACGAGCCATTATACGACATCCATTCTCAAACTCTACAGTTCTTTTGTTCCATTCCGTTACATTGGGTTTGAGCCAATTGGGTATTAACTCAAATGCCATACGCATTCTCGACAATATCTCCTGTGAGGTATCGCCCTTGTTTGCTAATATTGCAACAGTTTTGTCTTTAGAAAACAGAATGTAATGTAGAATAAACACAGTCGTTGTGGTTGTTTTACCCGACTGTCTAGACTGTGTTACTATATTAAATCTTTCTTTGCTGAATTGACGGAGTAACTTTTTCTGATAATCGTATAAAGGTATTTTCATCTTACCCTTATCGACAGACACAATAGTGAAATAATGCTCAGCGAAATACTCTATATCATCCGCACACTTCTGGAACTCAAGAATTTGTTCTTTAGTATACTGATGTTTGTGGTTGCGCCTTGTTAGATGCTGGTTATTTAAATAATGTTCCGCCATATCATTTCTTTAACATATCCAATAAGTCTGTAGAAGAACCGACAAACAAAGTGTTATTCGTAACATTTATATTGTCTTCTCCGTCTGAACTCAATTTTTTCTGTTTTTCGTGGAGAACCGACAGCTTATCGGTAGTATCACCAATGTTCTTAATCAACCCCGAAAGAACTTCATAGGCTCTAGGATGTTCTGACTGTCTAGCAATCTCAACTAGGTCAGATAGAGCGACATTACCATTTTCTACCAGATTGTAAAGATTATCTCTGACGTAATCATAGTCATTCTTTATGTCAGCAGAATGTTGTTCTGACTTAACAACTTCCTGTTTTTTGTAAGGAAGTATCTCTGATGGTGATATATTAAATGTTTCATCTAACTTAGCCATAAAGTTCCCCCACATAAATTTTTTATAATATAGTTATGATACATTAGGTATCTTCCCAAGAACCCCACGAATCAGTAAATCCAAAATCGTCATTCTCTGTAGCTGCGACTGGATCTGGTGTTACAGAATATGTTTGTTTCCTTGAAGGTGAATTGACAGGAACATCTGCATACACGGAAGAATCGACTTTCTTGATAACACCTTGTGAAACAACTGGGCCGTACAACTGCACTTGCGCTGTGAACGATAGACTGTATATGATCGCACGCCTTGTTTCAAAGTCACCCTCATAATCATCTTCATATGTAATTGACTCAAGAACAATCGGCACATCCTGTAGATTTTTTAATTCACTATCATCGCGAATTGAAATAGTGTAGGATGGTGAGAATGTGGGTAGTATCTGCTCTACGATTTGAACTCCATCGTCAGAGTTCTTAACCATAATGAATAATTCAAACCCTACATTATAAGGTACAGGTGAGAATTGCTTGTTTACAGCTTTATTTTCTCCCTTCTTTGGAACCTTAATTGTATTAATCTTATTCTGTTTTCTGGTAGAATC